GGAACTACTCAGACTACTTTGCTGAGGCAAGTAGGCTCTAGCTTTGTACATTTGGGCGGTACACAGGACTCAACCGGCGGGGCTATCTCTACTCCTGCTGAGGCCGTTATTCTGGATGAGTATGACTTTATGAACATGAAAGTGGCGGGGCAGTACGAGTCTCGTATTCGTCACGCTACGGAGTTCAACATTCCAGGTACCGATGACACTAAGCGTGGAGTTTTATACCGTTTCTCTACTCCTACTCTCCCTGGTTATGGAGTAGATGGGTTACTGCAAAACTCCAACGCTATGCGCTACATGGTCAAGTGTGGACGCTGCGGCACTAGACAGGCGCCTAACTTCTTTGAAGATGTAGTTATCCCAGGCTTTGACAGTCCTGTCTCTGATTTTAGAGGCGACCATGTTAATGACCCTAAAGTAGATATCTCCAGTGCTTATCTTAAGTGCCAGAAGTGCGGTAAGAAGTTGCATGAAGAGTTACTTAGCACAGATCGTGAGTGGGTTGCCCAGCGTCCAGACGTACTAGACCACAGAGGGTTTGAGACAAAGCCTTATGACTTTTATGAATACAACAATATTCCTAACTTACTGGCACAGGCAAAGGGCGGGTTTAGTCATGGGGACTGGGTTAACTTCTCTTTAGGGGAGGCTTACGAAGACGGGGATCAGGCGTTCAGTCTAAAAACTATAGACGACCGAAGTATTTTCTCTTCAGAAAGAATTCCGGTTGAGCAGGGAGAGCGTCTGCAGGGCTGCGCAATAGGTTGTGACGTTGGGACGACCTCTGACATTGTAGTCGGCAGAGTTAAAATTGGGACGTCTGGTATGCCAGAAGAGGTGACTGTGCATGAGTGGGAGAGATTCAGCCCTGCTTATAAGACAGTCGATGGTCGTCCTATGTCGGGCGATTTTGCCGTTGATTTTCCAGAGCCTGAACTTTTTGACCGTCTAACTTACATCCAGAAGAAGTACAACGCTAGTTCTCTAGTTATTGACCAACTTCCTGACCAGACTGCTGCGCTGAAAGTTTCAGCGGCTTCTTGGGGTATGCAAGCTCAGTATGTTAGAGGCGGCCAAGGAACTGCAGACCTCCTGTCTTTGAATAGTGATGAGCGAGTGGTGAAGGTTTACCGTACCAAGATGCTTAACCATCTTCTTTATCTTTGGGGTGCAGGCAAGATCATACTCCCTAAGGGTTGGAGTGAAGAGAAGGTTGGCGACCTTAGACGCAACGTAGCGAACATAAAGAAAGTAGTGACTAGATTGGAAGATAATAATGGGCAGCCTGAGGAGCAATGGATTAAAGTATCAACCAGTGAGCCTGACCACTTTATACATGCGCTGCTTTATATGGTTGTTGGGTCTGTCTCGAAAGGCGCGAGTAGCGGATTTACTATGCCGCCTAACATTTCTTCTTTTAGGCCTAGGGGTTTGAATAGGAGAGGTACGGATGATTTTGGCAGAGGGGATGGAGCTAGAATTCTTCTGTAGTTTTAGTTTTGTAGTTTTAGTTTTGTAGTTTTAGGTTGGAGGTACTTAGTACCTCCTTCACTTTCTATACTTCTTGCGTGGCTTCTTTAATCAAAGGGCCAGACAGATATGCAGCAGGGCGAATGTGGGCAGGGCGGAATGTAGTCGTGTTAGTTAGGCGGCCTACATAAGTGCGCTCCTTTCTTGGTACCCGCTTCACACTCAATAGCCCTTTCAGGTTTACACTTCCGCCATCAGCTATTGCTTCCCGCAGAGTGGCAAGTGTTGCTTTTACTGCTGCTGTGCTTTCGCGGTGAGTCATACCTGTACGCTCACGTACACATTTAATTAAAATCTTTACGTTTATGTCCATCTTATTTCCCTACAATTAGTTAGTTGTGTCCAAAGAGGCGATAGTACCTTACATTTGAGCGAGTTAGCAACTACTCTTCGTACTTTGCCTGAATTTGTTTCATCCTGTCTTCTAGGTTTCTCATCATACTCTTCATGGCTGCGTCAAGAATTGCTTGCAGCTCTACACTATTAGCTGTGGACTCCTGCAGGTCGGCTAGGCATCCGTGCAGTGCGGTTTCTAGTGCAGTAAGTTCTTCGTTTCTTCTGGCTTCAGAGATAGACTTCCTTACCATGTCCATTAGCTTTACTACCACACCTACCAGTTTAGCCAGTTCTGCTGTGTCATCTATCTGGACAGTATCTCCGTTGATTATCTTGTTCTTTATGGCTTGAGCCATTCCCAGCAAGTCTTCAAAGGTTTCATAGGCGGTCTGCTTCGCTTCTGTCTTTCTTATCCCGCCTTGCTCCAAAAGTTTCACCTGATCTGGGTCTAGCATCCCCTCTCTCATCGCTGAAGCTACCAAAGCTACTGCGTCTCTAAGATTCTTTCTTAGGCTTACTTCAGGGGGCGGCGCGTCTTCTCGTATAGGGTTAAATCCCGTCATACTTTTTCCTTTATCTTACTTTTGATGCGTAGTGGCAAATAGTGGAATGAAGCTTAGAATCTTGGCAGTAAAGCTGATCCTCTTTTTGCAGCATCCAATCCCTTGTATTGAAAGTGTCCGTAGCCATGTACGTATCCCCTTCTACTTTTGTAGTGACATACGTAATTATTGCTCTGTCTGCTAAGGGTAGGGCTTGTTTGTATACCTCAGACCCTCCCGCAATGATAACTTCACTGCCTTCAGAAATGTTATCTGCTAAGGAAAGTGCGTCTTCTAGGTTGTCGATTACAAAATCTGCACTTCTTCTGGGGCTATAGTTCCTAGACAGAACTACATGTATTCTGCCCTGCAGGGCTGCAGCGGGGAGGCTCTCATACGTTTTCCTGCCGACTACGATTACCTTCCCTATGGTGCTCTTTTTATAGTGGGCTAAGTCTGCTGGCATGAACCAAGGAATCTTACCTGCTTTCCCTATTACGCCGTTGCTGCTCATTGCCATTATTATTGTCTTAATTTTGCCTTCTTTTCTCGTGATTTCATTCTTCATCAGGAGTTCCTTTGGCTAGTAGGGTAAAGAATACTTCTGCGTCTTCTCCACCTCGTGCAGGGTAGTAGTACTTCCCTTTGTGACGGCACCAGGTAGTAGGGGTTTCTCGTAAGTCTACGTGCAGCATTATTCTACGGTATAAGTATTTAGTATCGTAGTAGATCCCAACTCCAGTAAAGTGTGAGCAGGCAAGTAGGAATGCATATCTGGCGTCTTGCTTCTTTGCTAAGAATATATCCCCAGCGGTAGATAGCCGGTCAACTGCGTAGTGTTGTGACGCTTGAGATCCGTCGGTTCTAATCCATCCAGCAGGAACAGGAGAGGGAGTTATCCCGCTTCTTAGTTCGGTTCGGAACTGGGAGATTTTCTCTATAAGCAGAGATGATATTTTGTGGAGGGTGTTAGGAGGGAACTCTTCAGGAGACAGGTAGGGTATCTTCTCCCAGTCCAATTCTGATGCGGGTATTCCTATTGGCTTTTTGTGCATATCAACCTCTTCTGGTGTGCAGGAGAGGTTGATATTACTGTCTTAGCCCATCAAAAGCAACTCTGCAGCATCGGCGCCTGTGATAGTAACTTCAGCGCCTGCTAAGTAGGCCGAGATACTGTCTAAGGGGATTACGACACTGGCTTCAGCTTCTAGTTCTACATTGTAGCCTAGAGAGACATCGACAGGGCCATAGCCTGGTACGTTCAGTTCACTTGCGCTGGCACCTACAATGTTAACCGTCAATGGAGCAGCGGTTACGTTGTTAAGTAGGAGTAACTGGCGTCGGCCTTTTTGGAACAGGAAAGTGTCTGATTCAGTAGCTACAGTTGGGACGGTAGGGCGTGAACCTACACCGTGAAGGGATACTTGTACGATTTCTGGCATGTTGCACCTATGGTAGTCGGAATGAAGTCTCAGTATATCATAGGATTGTGGCGTGACTTTAAGAAGATTTAGGTGTTTAGAATTTAGAAGCTTTAGGTTACATATAAGATTCGATCATAAGCCACAGGATTAAAAGTACTAGTGCTAGATATTGCATGGAAGTTCTCCTGTTTGTGCCGACTTCGCGGGTCGCGTCGGCTGACGACCTTGAGGGAAAGAGTTGAACCCACCGCTGACTCATTGTGATCTATAGGGAGACGCTAGCCTGTAAAAGGAATCTCCGAAGAGACAGGTTCACTGCTAATCTTCCGTGCCTGGATGAGCTACCCATTACTGCTACTACCCAAACGTTCAATCTATCCAAACGTTCAAACTAAGTGTCCCAATATACGGTGGGGCTGGGATTATGTCAACTTAACTTATACTAAGTTGCAAATTTCAAGCAGCTCTAAGAATGTAGACTCGAACCAATGAGGTTGTGTCTCTCGTTGAGAGTGTTGGCTTGTTACGTTCTTGCCAAATTCAAGCCCTGTAACAGATACGCACCAGAATTGCTTCTCACCTTTCGACTTGGATGGTCGTGACTTTCTGTCTAAGAATCCGTGCTCGTGTAGCTTTTTGTTTACAGCTACTGCGCTGGCCTTTATTCCGTGCTTCTTTAGTAGGGCGGTTAAGGCTAGTGTTGGCTGTGAGCTGGCGGTGCTAGTTGAGTTTGGTGCTCCGGCTACGATAGGGGCGTCGATTGCGTAGTCTGGAAGCATTGGCAGCAGGTAGGGTATCTCAGCCTTTACTAGCTTGGTTATTGCCATTTGCTTAGAAGATCCATTCAGGTTAAGCATATCGCAAAGCATATTTCCAGCACGAAGTTTCCTCTCTTCCTCCGTCAGTGCTGCTACAGTAGTTGCTTCTGCCTTCTCAAGTTCCTCCATCCGGTCGTATACTGCTGCCTGCAAGTCGTAGTCGTAACTCATGAGCATTAGCATTGATTCTCGTTTTGGAAAGTTGAAGCATTTACGTTGTTGTTTATTCTGGTCTAAGTAGCCCGACGAAAAATTTCGTTCGGCTTCCGCTCCTACTACCTGCGGTACTTTCGCCATAAAGTCTGAGTGTCGTAATGTTGACTCATTCCCATCCAATTTACGTTTCATGTTAATTAGATCAACAATCTGTAGGCTGGTCATGGTTTCTACTGCTGAAGGGATTTCTTGGACTAAAAGAGATTTAAGTATAATTTACATCCATTAAAAAGCTGTACTCTCAGAGATGTTCGCACGGGCTAGA